ATTTGGTCGCGTATGCCATAGCACCGCTTGAGGTGGCCGAGGGGCGCGATACGCGTAGGCAGACAGCACTGCGTGCGGTGCAGTCTCTGGTGAAGTCTGGCGGGCTTCGCTTGGCCTCTGGGCGTGTTGTGCTTTGACCCCTTGCCAATAGTTTTCGAGGTGCGTATATTGCGCGCATTGACTGGTAGCACTGTGTAACCGAACGGAGCATGCAGAATATGGCCAAGCGCCAATCGAAACGGACCCCCGAGGTCGAGGAGCTTATCATCGAGGGGTTGACCGATGGTGTGCCCCTGCGCGTGCTTTGCAGGCGTGATGACGTGCCAAGCTGGCGGACAGTGTATGACTGGATAAACGCAGACGCATCCTTCGCCTCACGCGTCGCGTACGCCCGCGATTTGGGCTTCGAGGCCATCGCCGAGGACATCCTCGACATAGCCGACGACACGCCGGCCATCAGCGAGCACGTGCAACGCAGCAAGATGCGCATCGACACGCGCCTGAAGCTGCTCGCATGCTGGAGCCCGAAGCGCTACGGAAACAAGCAGGACGTCAGCATCGGCAACAAGGAGGGCGAGACCCTCAAGGTCGAGAGCAACGCGGAGAATGCTGCACTCACGTTGCACCTCGCCGAGGTGCTGCGCGACACGGACGTGCCGACGTGATCTGGAACCCGTGGCGCAAGGCCCGCGAACTGCAGGCGCAGCTCGACCGGGTGACGCAAGAGCGTGACGAGATCGGGCACGCACTGTCGCAGTCGTGCGATCGGTACGACAAGGTGCGTGAGATGAACACCCAACTGCGCGACGCGCTGGCCCTCTACCGCTCGCGATGACGGACGTCGCGGCCCTACTCTCAAAGCTCAGTCCCGAGCAGCGCGTCCATCTCGACTGGCAGCGCCGCTGGCGATCGACCGCACGGCCGAACCAGATCGTCGGCCGGTCGAACTGGAGCGAGTGCGGCTACCTAGCCGGGCGCGGGTTCGGTAAGACGCGCGTCGGTGCCGAGTGGATCACACGCGCAGTCTTCGAAGATGCGAGCGGCTTCGATAGCTGCGTCATAGCGCCCACCTATCAGGACGTGAAGTTCACCTGCTTCGAGGGGCCGGCCGGCATCCTGTCCGTCCTGCCGCCCGAGCTGCTGGTCGAGCACAACAAGTCCGACATGATCATCAAGATGCGAAATGTTGCAGGCGGTGTAAGCACGATACGCGGCTTCACGGCAGAAAAACCCGAGCGGCTGCGTGGTCCTCAGCATACACGGGCGTGGTGCGACGAGCTGGCCGCGTGGCAGTACGACGAAGATACGTGGGACATGATGATGATGGGCATGCGCCTCGGCTCCGCGCCGCAGGTGCTGTGGACCACCACGCCCAAGCCGAAGGATCTGATCCGCAAACTGAGCCTGCCGCAAGAGGGGCGCATCATCGTGCGCGGCTCGACCTTCGACAACAAGGCCAACCTGCCGGACAGCTTCTTCGCCTCGTTGGAGCAGTACGAGGGTACTGTGCTCGGCCGACAGGAGCTTTACGGGGAGCTCATCGACCCCGAAGAAAATGCGGTCATCAAGCGGAGCTGGCTCAAGCTGTGGCCCGCGAAGAAGCCGCTGCCCGCCTTCGACTGGATCATCATGTCGCTCGACACCGCCTTCACCGAGGCGACCCGCGACACGAAGAGCGGCGACGCGGACTACACGGCGTGCAGCGTGTGGGGCACGTTCCAACACGAAGAGAAGGGCTACGCCCTGCTGCTCGACTGCTGGCAGGAGCAGCTCGGCATGCCCGACCTGATCAAGCGCGTGAAGAAGGAAATGAACACGGCCTACGGCGACGACCAAGACGTCGCGTTGATCAAGCCAATGTTCGGCAGCGCGAAGCCGCTGACATCCGGCCGCAAGCCAGACATACTGTTGATCGAGGACAAGGGGAGCGGCATCAGCCTGAGACAGATGCTCGAGCGCGAGGGTATACTGGCGCACGCCTACAACCCCGGCCGAGCAGACAAGCTGGCGCGCCTGCATGTGGTCAGCCCAGTGTTCGCACGGCGCAGGGTCTTCCTGCCCGAGAGCGACAAGTTCCCGAACAAGCCGCGCGTCTGGGCCGATCCGCTGGTGGCGCAGCTATGCAGCTTCACCGGCAAGGGCAGCATCAAGCACGACGACTTCGTCGACAGCACAACGCAGGCCATGCGCCTGATGATGGACAAGGGCATGTTCGGCACGCTCGTTGACAAGAAGCAAGAGTTCGACAAGCCGCCGCCGAAGATAATACAGAACCCGTACGGGCAGTAAGGACAAGTCATGATCGAAGAAGAAGAAATGCTGGAAGGCGAGATGGTCGAGTTCGACGGCGAAGAGGTAAGCGACGTCGAGGACACCGACGACGGTGGCGCGATCGTCACGCTCGACGAGGCTGGCCCTGCCGCTGGCGACAGCGAGTTCTACGACAACCTCGCCGAGACTATGCCCGAACAGGACCTAAAGTCACTGGCCTCGAAGTTCCTCGAACTGATCAGCCGCGACAAGGAGGCGCGCAAGAAGCGCGACGAGCAGTACGAGGAGGGCATCCGCCGCACCGGTCTCGGTGACGACGCGCCCGGCGGCGCACAGTTCAACGGCGCATCGAAGGTGGTCCACCCGATGATGACCGAGGCGTGCATCGACTTCGCGTCGCGCGCCATCAAGGAGCTGCTCCCGCCGCAAGGCCCAGCGAAGGATCTGATCGAGGGCGAGGTCACCGTCAAGAAGATCCAGAAGGCGAAGCGCAAGTCATCGCTGATGAACTGGCAGCTCACGGTGCAGAGCCAAGAGTTCCGGTCCGAGCTTGAGCAGCTACTGACGCAGGTGCCACTCGGCGGCGCGCAGTACCTCAAGATGTCATGGGACGACGCGCGCAACCGCCCCGGCTTCCTCGCCGTCATGATCGACGACATGTACCTGCCGTTCGCGGCGACCAACTTCTACAGCGCGCAGCGCAAGACGCACGTGCAGTACCTGACGCAGCTCGACTATGAGCAGCGCGTCGAGAGCGGCATGTATCGCGACGTCGACCTGACGCCGGCCGGTCAAGAGCCTGAGCGCTCGGCGGCCGACGTTGCGAACGACAAGATCGAGGGCCGTTCAGACACTAGCTACAACGAGGATGGCCTCCGCACCGTGTTCGAGTGCCACGTCATCGCCGACGTCGAGGGTGAGGGCAACGCGCCGTACATCATTACGATCGACAAGCCGTCGAGCAAGGTGCTCGCGATCTACCGCAACTGGGACGAAGAGGACGAGAGCCGCGAGCCGCTCGATTGGTTCGTCGAGTTCCCGTTCATCCCGTGGCGCGGTGCTTACCCGATTGGCCTGCCGCACATGATCGGCGGCCTATCCGCTGCCGCGACCGGCGCGCTGCGCGCACTGATGGACAGCGCGCACATTCAGAACGTGCCGACGATGCTCAAGCTGAAGGGCGGCACACGCGGCGGCCAGTCGCTGAACATCCAGCCGACGCAGGTCGAGGAGATCGAGGGTGGCCTCAACGTGGACGACGTCCGCAAGCTGGCCATGCCGATACCGTTCAACCCGCCATCGCCGACACTGTTCCAACTGCTCGGCTTCGTGGTCGACGCAGGCAAGGGCGTCGTCCGCACGTCGATGGACAACCTCGCCGACCAGAACCCGAACGCGCCAGTCGGCACGACGCTGGCCCTGATCCAAGAGGGCATGGTCGTGTTCTCGTCGATCCACGCACGCCTGCACAATTCGATGGCACGCATGCTGCGCATCCTGCACCGCCTCAACGCGATGTATCTGGACGACGCGGACGTGAAGCACGAGGTCGGCGAAGTGCTGGCCTCACGCGCCGACTTCGAAGGGCCGATGGACATCGTGCCTGTGTCCGACCCCGCGATCTTCAGCGAGAGCCAGCGCTTTGCGCAGGTGCAGGCGATATCGCAGCGGGCCGCCGCACTGCCGCAACTGTACAACCAGCGCAAGGTTGAGGAGCGGCTGCTCGAGACGATGCGCGTACCAAACCCATCCGAGCTGCTCGTTCCGCCGCTTGAGCCGAAGCAGCAGAACGCGGTCAACGAGAACGTCGCGGCCACAATGGGCCGGCCGATCGTCGCCTTCCCTGAGCAGGACCACATCGCCCACCTCAAGACGCACTTGGCGTACATGACGAACCCCGCGCTCGGCGGCAGCCAGCTCATCGCGCCGACCTACCTGCCGGTGGTGCTCGGCCACATCAAGGAGCACCTCGCTTTGTGGTACGCTAGTAGCGTACTCGAACTGGCCGAGGACACGTCGGGCATCGACATCAGCGAGGACATGAAGAACCTCAAGGACGACGAGGCACGCCGCGCATTCGATCGCATGCTGGCCGAGGCGTCGCAGTCTGTCGTCACCGACGCGACCGAGGTGTTCTCATCGCTGCCGCCTGTCATTGCGCAGGCCATGCAGATGATGGAGCAGTTCGCACCGAAGCCGCCGCAAGATCCGCGCACCGCCATCGAGGGCCAGAAGATGCAGGCACAGCAGCAGCGCGATCAGGCGCAGATGCAGCTTGAAGGTCAGAAGCTGCAAGTGCAGACCCAGAAGGATCAGACCGCCATGCAGATCGAAGGCCAGAAGATGCAGGCCGACGCGATGAAGAGCCAAGCCGAGATGCAGCTTCAGGCACAGAAGCTCCAGATCGAGCAGCAGCTTGAGCAGATGAAGCAGGACCGCGAGGACGCCCGCAAGTCGGCCGAACTCAACGCCCGCATGACCATGAACCAGCAAGACAACCAGACGGCCATGCAACTTGCGCAGGCCGAGATCATGTCTGGCGAACGCATCGCAGTCAGCACAGGCACTGGGATAAACCCGAACCCATAAGGAGAATATCATGGCAGACAACGCAAAGACCGCGACACCGAAGGGCACCAGCCCGAAGGCAGGCGACAAATACATGCCCATGCACAAGAAAATGGCAATGGGCATCATGCCACCCGTAGGCAAGTCACCCAAGACACCTGCGTGAGAATAGAGACCCTCCTTCAGCGTCTCGAGACAGAGCAGTCAGCGATGGCTGTTGAGGCGCTGGAGAGGCCGTCTGGCAAGACCGAGTTTGATTATGGACGCGCCGTTGGCCTGTACGCTGGATTGCAGCGGGCCAAGGAAATCCTGATCAACACGGTGGCGGAGGACGACAAGCGTGAATTTTAGGAGCACACATGCAGATAAATGGAAACAGCGTCGAATTTAGTTACGACGGACTTGATGAAGCATTCCCACCCTGCGACGCAGGCGTGAAGCCCTTCGGCTCGCGCGTCCTGTGCCAGATACGGACACCCAAGACGAAGACAAAGGGTGGCATCATCCTCACAGGCGACGTCCGCGAGACGGAGCATTACAACACGCAGGTAGCCAAGGTCATCGACGTCGGCAGCCTCGCGTTCAAGAACCGCAACACAATGGAATATTGGCCCGAAGGGTCGTGGTGTGAAGTCGGCGACTTCGTCCGCGTGCCCCGCTACGGCGGTGACCGTTGGTCGGTAAAGACCGATGATGGAGAAGAGGCCATCGTCGTAATCTTCAACGATCTTGATTTGGTAGGCAAGGTCACTGGTGACCCGCTTGCCGTCAAGGCATTCCTCTAGGAGCATAGATATGGCTGACAACCAAATTACAGAAGACGACGACTTCGAAATCATCGAAGGCGAAGAACCTGTACAGGAACCTGTACAAGAAGAGGCCGCCGACGATAGCGATGACGACGACGACGATGATGGCGATGAGCGGCTTGGCGACAGCGAAGACGACAGCGACGAGGAAATCGCCCGCAAGAGCCGCAGCAACGTCAAGCGCCAGAAGCAGCGCGAGCGGCGACTTCGCGCCAAGGAGCACGCAGATCGCGAGCTTGCCGAGCTACGTGAGCAGAACAACACGCTGTTGCGTCGCGTCTCTGCCATTGAGGGCAACACTCTTGCCAGCAATGTAAATGCCATCGACCACCGCATCGCGCAGGCTCAGGCCGACGTGAAGCAGGCCGAGAGCATCATCGCACGCGCAGTCGAGGCCGGCAACGGTGACGACGTGGCAACGGCGATGCGTCTGCGCGACGAGGCGCAGTACGAGGCGCAGCAACTGTGGCAGCAGAAGCAGCAGGTGGAGCAAGTCCGCCAGCAGCACGCCAACCCCGGCCCTGACCCGCGTGTAGTAAACTACGCAAAGGAATGGATGAACGCCAACCCTTGGTACGACCCTAGCGGCCGTGACGAGGACAGCGCCATCACGAAGGTCATCGACAACCAGCTCGCATCCGAGGGGTACAACCCCAAGGACGCCGACTACTGGCACGAGCTGACCCGCCGCGTGGCCTCACGCATCGGCGACGACGAGGTGGAGACCCGCCAAAGTCCTAGCAAACGCAAGGCACCCCCGACCGGAACGACGCGTGAGCACGCGCCCGTTTCGACTAAGAAAGAAATATACGTGACACCCGAACGGAAACAGGCTATGGTAGACGCAGGTATTTGGGATGACGTTCCACGTCGCAACCAAATGCTCAAGGCTTATCAGGCTTACGATAAAAGTTCGGCTCGCTAACACAACGGAGTGAGACAACATGACAAGTAATACTGATGAGCGTTTGAAGAAGGAACTCGGTGTTGGCCGGCAGTCACGCGAAATGGAAGACCGCAAGGTTGTAGAAAATCGCGAAGTGACTGATGACGACCGACTGGAAATGTTCCGGGCGCAGCTATTTAATGACGCACTACCTGATCTACCGCATATGCCGGGATATCACATGTGCTGGCTCACGACGACGAACCCTCGTGATCCGATACATCGCCGCATTCAGCTCGGATACGAGCCGATTAAAGCGTCAGATGTGCCGGGCATGGAGTTCGCCTCAGTCAAGACGGGCGAATGGGCCGGATTGATTGGCGTCAACGAGATGATCGCGTTTAGGTTGCCCGAAACCTTGTATCAAAGGTTTATGCAGGAAGCCCACCACGATGCACCGTTGCGTGAGGAGAACAAGCTGGCTGAAACCGCAGAGATCATGCGGCAACAGGCAGAGGGTTCAGGCAGCACGTTGTTTGAAGGCGACGGATTGATGGAGATGCGTGACAACAACTCGCGTATTGGTCTCTTTGACTAATGGCGGGTCCACCCAATCAACAAAAGGTAAATGGACATGAGTACAGTTTCTCAACCGTTCGGCCTTCGTCCTGCATTTTCGCCAAGTGGTGCGCTTCGGCCTACCGCCTACTCGATTTTGACGGGCTACGCCGCTAATATTTTGCAAAGCCAGCCGGTAAAGATCGGCACCAACGGAACCATCCAAGCGGCCGCAATCGGCGACCGCTTCATCGGTACGTTCCAAGGTGTTGAGTTCACCGACAGTGACGGCCGTCGTCGCGTCAGCAACAAGTGGACTGCGTCCCTTGCGGCTACCGAAATCGTCGCTTACGTCACACTCGACCCCTCCATTGTCTATGAAATTCAGGCAAATGGTTCGATCGCAGTGACGGACATCGGCAAGCAGGCGGACTTCACTGTAATCACCGCAGGATCGACCACCACCGGTCTGTCGGCGATGATGCTTGACACCGCCACGCTGACTGACAGTAGCAATGCGCAAATGCGTATCATCGGCCTGTCGCCAGCACCAGACAACGATTTCGGCGATAACTTCACGATTGTTCAAGTTCAGGTTTCTGAGCATCAGAACGTCGCTGATCGCGCCGCGTACTAAGGAGGGCTTGAAAAATGGCTACCCCAATGAGAAGTACCGACTTCCGGTCAATCGTTGAACCAATCCTAAACGAAGAGTTCAACGGAATTTACGATCAACGCGCTGATGAGTGGGCGCAGGTCTTCAAAGAGTTTAAGGGCATTCCCCGTAACTACCACGAAGAGCCTGTCCTGTTTGGCTTTGGTGCCGCGCCAGAATTGCCAGACGGCATGCCTGTCACGTATCAATCCGGCGGCGTGCTGTTCATCCAGCGCTACGTGTATCGCGTCTACGGCCTCGCTTTTGCATTGACAAAGGTTCTGGTGGAAGATGGCGATCACATCCGTATCGGTCAGACCTATGCTCGTCACCTTGCACAGTCGCTGATCGAAACCAAGGAAACCCTTGGTGCCAACATCCTGAACCGCGCCTTCAACAGCGCGTATGCAGGCGGCGACGGCGTATCGTTGGTCAACACGGCTCACCCAATCGCAACTGGTACGTTCTCGAACCAGCTTACGACCGCAGCCAACTTGTCGCAGACCTCGCTTGAGCAGATCCTCATTCAGATCCGCAACGCAGTGGACAACAACGGCAAGCGCATCCGCTTGACACCTAAGAAGATCGTTTCCGGTCCTTCGAACGTGTTCCAAGCTGAAGTCTTGCTGAAGTCGGTATTGCGTGCAGGCACTGCAAACAACGACGTGAACCCTGTCCAAAGTTTAGGGTTGCTTAGCGATGGCCAAGCCAACTTGTCGCGTATCACTTCAACCACCGCATGGTGGGTGCAGACCGACGCGCCAGAAGGCTTGAAGCTCGCTATGCGTCGTGGTCTTGAGAAGAGCATGGAAGGTGACTTCGAAACCGACAGCATGCGCTACAAGGCAACAGAACGCTACGCATTCGGATGGACCGATCCACGCGGTATCTTTGGTACGTCGGGAATTTAAGTTGTTGTAAAACAACAATTTAATTACTGCTTGCGAAGGCTCCCATTGGTGACTAGGATACACTCCTACAACCAATGGGAGTTTTTTTATGCGCAAAGAACACGACACTTGCACGATGGGTGGTTGCGGCCGACCGCACAAGGCTCGCGGCTATTGCCAAACACATTACATGCAGTTCAAGCGGGGCGTCACGCCCGTCGGCCCGATCCGAACCCGCGTTGCCGTAAAGCCTGACGAGTGCTCTGAGGACGGCTGCGTTGAGCCGGTTAAAGCCAAGGGCCTATGCAAAATGCACTATCAACGGCTGCTGCGGCACGGCTACGTTCGGGTGAACCGCCGCGCCAAGGAGATTGGTTCTTGTTCAATCGACGTTTGCGAGAGCCGCGAATACGCCAAAGGCCTTTGTCACGCGCACTACATGAAGCACATTCGCTGGCGCAAAAAAGGCGTTGACGCCACCCGCTACCAAGAGATGCTGCGCGAACAGAACGGCGTGTGCGCGATATGCCACAAACCCGAACGCGCGCCAGACAAGGCGTCGGGCAAGACGCGGGATATGGCCATTGACCATAACCACGAGACGGGTGCTATCCGTCAGTTGCTTTGCTCTAACTGCAATCGCGCACTCGGCCTCTTCCGCGACGATCCGGCCTTGCTCGATGCGGCGAAGACGTATTTGCACAAACACCTAGATGCCTGATGCTTTTTATGGTAAGCCGAGGCCGCTATAGCAGCAATTTCTTTGCAAAGGACTTATTATGTCACAAACTACCTTTAGTGGCCCACTTCAAACGGGCGACAAACCTGCTGGCATCGCTGGTGGACCAAACATCGGGCAGGTACTCCTGTCGCAGACGTTCTTGGTCACCTTCGACGCCACGTTGGTTCAAACTACGTCGATCAACCTCCCTGCAAGTTCGCAGATTGTTGAAATCTATGCTGACGTGCTTACGGCCTACAACAGCGCCACCTCGGCGACGATGACCTTCGGCTCGGCGGCTGCGGGAACGCAGTACGTCACGTCGGTTAACGCCAAGACGGGTGGCCGTAATACGACCACGCACACTGCCGCGCAGTGTACCGCGATGGCAAACATCGGCACCAACACTGCGTTGTTCGGCACCGTGACTTCAGTCGGTCAGCCGACTGCCGGTCAGGTTCGCGTGACGATCCAGTACGTGCAAACAACAGCTAGTGATTAATCATTAGCCTTGTGTTATAAAAGGGGGCTGCCTTCGGGTGGCCCCTGATTATCAAGGAACAGAATATGCGCCAGATTGTTGTAACATTGAGCGACGCCAGCGGTGGCGCTAAGAACTCCAACCCCCTCCCCCTCGACATTCACGGGCGTCCCGACGTCTCCTTGCAGGTATCCGTAACCGGCACCGCGAACTGGACGTTGCAGCAGACACTCGACAACCCATTTGATACGGCCGCAGGCTCCATCGTCTGGGTGAACCACCCTGACCCGAACATGGTCGCGCAGACCGTCACCCGTCAGGGCAACTACGCCTACATCCCAGCGGCTGTGCGCTTGCAGCTCACCAGCGGCAGCGGATCGGCCAAACTGACGATTGTTCAGTCCGGCGACAACAGGGCCTAAGCGGTGTCCGTAGGGCTGTACAGCGGCGTATCTGGGCTGGCCCTCGGCACCGGCCTGTACAAGAACGTCTCGGGCCTGTGGGGCGGTGCCAGCGGGCTTATTGACGGCTTCGGCGGAGGCAGCCCATTTGGCGGCGCGTCGCTGTATCTAGACTTCTTGGCCGGTGCGCCGCTTGACCCCCGCATCACGTTCTCACGCGGCAGCAATGCCACGCTGGTGGATGGCACGGGCAAGATTGTTTACGCTCCGGCGAATTTGCTGTTGCGGTCGCAGGAGTTTGATAATGCAGGTGCTTGGACGCTAGAAGGTACTACGTTGTCTGGTGGGCAAATAGCCCCCGATGGAACTGCCACGGCATATTTATTTACCGCTACTGCACCAAGTGGTAACCGGCGCATCACGCAAGTAATTTCACAAGTTGTAAGCGTTAGTTACGTTCGCAGCATTTATATACGGCGTGTTACGGGTACGGGGGCGATAAACCTTCGCAGTCCAACTGGTTCAGATGTAGATATAACTTCGCAGATAAGTGCTACTTGGAACCGCATTTCTGTCTCTGGTACAGCCACAGGTGCAAGCAACTTCATTCTTGCATTTAGCGTCACGGGCGACGCTATTGAGATTTGGGGTTCGCAGGTCGAACCAGTAACCTACCAGACAACGGCTGGCACATACAACGCCACAACCACAGCGGCATATTACGGCCCGCGCTTTGATTACGACCCTGTAACGCTTGCGGCAAAGGGTTTGCTGATCGAAGAGCAACGGACGAATTTGCTGACGTATTCAGAGCAGTTTGATAACGCGGTTTGGGTAAAAAATGCTTTCGGAACAGGGTCACTTCCTGTTGTCACAAATAACGCTATAACGGCTCCAGACGGAACGGTTACGGCGGACGCTGTGACGTTTAACAGAGGGGCTGGTAACACATCAGGTGATATTAGCCGCTTTTCTCCAGTTGCTGTAACTGGTCTTACTTCGGGGGCTAGCCACACTTTTTCAATGTATGTTAAAGCAGTAACTGCTGGTGATGTAGGTAAACAAATTTATACTCGTTTGTTTGGCCTCGGCACTATTATTGTAACGCTTACTGCCGAATGGCAGCGCATAACATTTACGCAAACTGCCCCCGCCGCTATTTCTAGTATCGAAATTGGAAATCGAGGAACTGTAAGCGCAGATAATATTGTTTCAGTTTATCTCTGGGGCGCACAAATCGAAGCTGGCGCATTTTCCACCAGCTACATCCCCACAGTTGCCAGCCAAGTAACGCGCAGCGCAGACGTTGCGACGATGACAGGCACGAACTTTTCTAGCTGGTATAACCAGAGTGAGGGGACATTTGTTGCAAGCGCGTCCACATTAAAACCACCTTCAGTTGCGACGGCAAATTTCATAGCTATCGCTTCCGACGGAACGCAAAACGAGCGCGTCCAAAACGTCATTGACACATCAAACGTGACGGCAGGCGTTATTGATGGGAACGTATCTCAGGCAAACTTTACAAACGCATACACGCTTAACCAAATACTCAATAGCGCGATTGCGTATAAAGTTAACGATTTTGCGGCCTCGTTTAACGGCGGAACAGCAACAACCGATGTTAGCGGAACCATTCCGACTGTAAACCGGATGTCACTTGGCTCTAGCTGGGACGGAGCAAACTTCTTCCTCAACGGCCACATCCGCTCAATCGCGTACTACAACACGCGGCTTCCAAACGCCCAGTTGCAGGCGCTGACCGCACCGCCGCTGGTGACGACACTCAGCCTCGACTTTATCAACGGAGTGTATGACGCATGACAAACTATACATTCCAATCGCTATTTGACTTCACCCGCACAACGTCAGGCACGTTCGTGGGCAGCAATGGCCTGATCCAGACCACGCCAGCCAGCGTGAACTTGCTGTTGCAGACACAAGCGTTTGATAACGCGAGTTGGACAAAATTTAACTCTACCATTAACGCAAACGTGACAAGCGCACCTGACGGCACATCCACCGCTGACGCACTTGTTGAAAACACAACTTCCGGTAACCACATTGTCCAGCAGTTTGTATCGTATACCAGTGGCGCTAGTTATACATTTTCATTTTACGTCAAAGCGGGAACCCGCGCTTGGACGCGTATCACCATGCCTTCTGCGGCGTTTGGTACAGAGGTTTCAAGTTTCTACAACCTGTCTGGCGCTGGTTCTTTAGGGACTGCTAGTGGGCCAGTTACCGCCCGTACCATCACTGCGGTAGGCAACGGATGGTATCGGATAACTCTTACCGGCGTTGCCACCGCCACCGCTGGGGGTAACACTATTGTTTTCTCTGCTTCTGCGGATAATACTTCTTTTTACACGGGCGTTACCGGTGCGGAAGCAATCTTCATCTGGGGCGCACAAGTAGAAGCTGCAGCCACGGCGACTGACTACACCCGCAACAACGGCGGCGTATACCCGCCACGCTTTGACTACGACCCCGCCACGCTCCAGCCGAAGGGCATCTTGATCGAAGAGCAGCGGGTGAATCGCACTTTGCAGTCTGAAAATTTCACTGTTTCGCCGTGGGCTGCAACCGTTGTTGGAACGTCTACGCGGGTTAATGACAACAGCGCGCTTGGCTTTATGCGCGGGCTTGTCACCGCAACATCTGCAAACGGTGGTATACGCCAGACGTATACCGGCCTTGCCAGTGGTCAGGTCTATGCGTTGTCGTTCTATATCCAATCCACAACGACTGCCGTATCGGTCTTTATGGAAAACGGTACGGTGTCATTTGGCGGACCACATAACGTAACCATTAACCCGTCTAATGGCACGGCTGGGGCGCTAACTGGCTTCACCAGCGTGACCATCACGCCATTTAGTTCTGGGTATATCTACACGCTGATTACCGCCCCCGCTGGCGGCACTCTTTTGGCTAACTTTGAGTGGCGTATTGTCGCTAGTGGCGACAGTATGCTGTACGGTCGTCCGCAGCTTGAAGCCGGTGCATTCGCCACAAGCTACATACCTACTGTCGCCAGCCAAGTCACACGCGCCGCTGACAGTTGCGCCATCGTCGCACCGATGTTCGCGCCTTGGTATAACCAGAGCGAGGGGACGTTTGTTGTGGAGGCAACTCCACGCTATCCGTCTACGCTTGTCCTTCGTCAACCGTTGGTGGTATCTGACGGAACCGCATCAAACTACGCTAGGATTTATACTTACACTACATTTTTTGGCGGTCAAACTACCGCGGCGGGCGTCACTCAAGCGGACACGTATGTGGCTGGGTCTTACACTGAAAATGTGACCACAAATTTTGCGATGGCTCTCCAAGCCAATAACTTTGCGGCAAGTGCCAACGGAAGCGCTGTAACCACCGATACATCTGGCACACTTCCAACTTTCAATAGGATGGATTTGGGCTCTTTTACCGCAGGGCAAACTTTCAACGGCCACATCCGCTCCATCCGCTATTACCCCGTCCGTTTGAGCGATGCTCAGTTGCAAGCCCTCACGGCGTAAGGAGACACCAATATGGATTTATATCTAAAAGCACCCACCGAAGACGAAATGGACGTCGCGCTGCTTGAGGCTGGCGTCATTGACGATGAGGGCAATCCGACGGCGGACTTCTCCGTCGATCAGATTGGCCCGTTCAGTAAGGTCGTCGGCTACGACGCGAAGGGCGAGCCTATCGTCGAGGATTATCCCGACTGGCACACCAACCTGCGCGGCAGCTTCGACGAAGATCAGTTGGCTTTGTTGACGCCATTGACCGTCGAGCCGCCAGTGCCGTACCGCGTCTGGGCGTGATGGACAACGCGTTCGACCTCCGGCTGTTTAAGGCCAAAAACCACATCGACGACGCGCTGGGCGTGCGTCCGATGCCTAATCAGCGCGTGCCCAACCTCGGGCCAGTGCCCAACCAGCGGCCGACGAACATACCGGGCAACCCGCAGCTCACCCCGCAGGGTATGGCCGTGTCTGGCCAACAGCAAGTTGGCCCCGGCATGATCAGCGGCGGCGCTATGGTCGGCCCTCAAGGCTTTCAAGGCGGCGGCGCTAACTACAGCGTGCCCGTCGCAGGTGGGCAGCTTAATGTCGGCGCGTCGATGGATCCACGCATGAAGATGGCCCAGATGCAAGCACAATACCAACGCGGCCCATTCAGCGTAGGCGCACAGTACCAGCCGGGCGCTGGTGTCTCTGGCGGCGTTAGCTACCGCAAGGCGTTCGCCAAGGGCGGCCTCGCAATGGCCGAGGGCGGCGCGTGGACACGCAAGGAGGGGCAGAACTCCGAGGGCGGCCTTAATGCCAAGGGCCGCGCATCGCTGAAGGCGCAGGGCAAGGACATCAAGCCGCCCGTCAGCGCCAAGCAGGCAAAGAAATCACCCAAGGCCGCCGCACGTCGCAAGTCATTCTGCGCAAGAATGACAGGGATGGAGGGGCCGATGAAGGACGACAAGGGTCGCCCGACACGTAAAGCATTATCACTACGCAAATGGGACTGTTGACATGAGCGACTTTGCAGTAAAACCCGTATGGGAAAAGAAGCGCCCGAAAGACCTCGGCAAGCCGAAAGACTTGTCGGTGAAGAAGAAGAAATCTGCTAAGGCTCGCGCGAAAGCAGCCGGACGACCCTTCCCGAATTTAATCGATAATATGGCTGCGGCCCGCAAGAAAGGTAAGTAACATGGACGGATTTAAAGACAGCACCCGTATGAAGTACATGACAGGCGGCACGTACAACGAGAAGGGCAAGCGCGCAACGCTGGCCGAGATGGAAGCCGAAGATCGCCGCATGGCTGGCCGCCCATCCGAAGGCGTCTCGACCCGCCCAACCGACAGCTCGGGTCGGCGCATGACGAATGAACAACTTGGCGTGACACCGGGCGGAGTATCTCCCGCTAAGAAGAAGGCGATGCCGAAGACCCCTGCTAGTGGAATAGGCGGCGGTGCTTTGGCTGGTGCTGCTGCGGGTGCTTTGGCTGGTGCCGCAGCCCGCGCCGCTGCTAAGGCTGTTCCGCGTGGAATGGGCGCTATGTCCGATCGCGAAATGCAGATGCTGAAAGCTGCGGCGAAGAAGCCAGTGAAGAAGGCTGTGGGCGGCTCGGTAAGCGACAAGCCAATGTCGGGGATGCCAGTTGGCTACGGCGGAGTAAAGGCGAAGGTGTCCGCCCTGAAAGAGCGTATAGCAGACATTAGAAATAAGATACCGAAGACGCCGGTGACGCCGGTGACGCCTGAACCGCCAACGTCGCCGAAGTTCTATTCTGACCCGAAGTCTGCGCCAACTATGGTCGCGAAAAGGTCGGTCGGTATGCCAGTACCGGGAGACGACTCGATGTACGCCCCCGAATATCGTGTCGGCGGCAAATACGGCCCTAAGACAGCGGCAGCGCCGACACGCGGCCCAAGCATGTCGCCTGCGTTTAGCGATCGCCCGATGATCGGCCGCAAGACCGGCGGTCTCATGGCGATGCCAAAGGGCAAGTGCTAACATAAAAGAACTGCCCGCCTTGCTGGTGGGCAGTTTTTGCGCTATACAACCCACGCTAGAGGTGCTTGCTGTCATCGGCTTGCTGCTGCGATAACAATCCGGGCACACAACTATGGCATTTTCTAACACGGTTTCGCAGACGGTTTTCAATACGCGGCGCGTCATTGACAACGCGATCCGTCGTTGCAAACTGACGGCGCAACAGATCAGCGCCGAACACATCGACGTAGCCAACGACCAGCTATATCTGTTCCTGTCCGACTTGGCCAACCAAGGCGCGCCGCTGTGGTGCATCGAGAAACAGATTTACCCGCTGTACGACGGCGTGGGCGACATCACAATGGCCGACGGCACCGTCGACATCCTGAACAGCAACTTCCGCACACTCCAGCCGGTGACTGGCGTTAACACCGACACGTCAACGACGCGCACAGTTGCCTTCACCACAGACATTTTTGTATCTACCGTCGGTGTATACTGGACGGCCGCCGCCGTGCCTATCGCCCTCGAGCGTTCAGACGACGGCGTGACGTGGTTCACCATCCAAACTGAGACGCCAACCGCAGTCGCGGGCGAGTGGACTTGGTTCGATCTGGACAGCAGCATAGCAACCCCGTACTTCCGCGTCCGCGCGACGACAGGGACGCTCAATTTCAGCCAAATCTATCTGGCCAACACGCCGACCGAGATCCCGTTGGCGCGCATGAACCGCGACGACTACACAAATTTGCCGAATAAGGCGTTTCAGTCGAACCGCCCACTGCAATATTGGTTCGACCGTCAGGTTAACAACCCAATTATGCACATGTGGCCGGTGCCGAACGAGGCCGCCACCGTCTGTCAGATCGTCGTGTGGCGTCAGCGCTACATTATGGA